ATTTTATTTTATTTTGTATTGAAAGTATCCGAGAACTTCCAGGTGTGCGTTTCACCTCACACAAGGCTAGGAAGTCCATCAAACACTGGCGTCAACTGACCTGAAGAGTGGCAGTGGGCATCGAGCCCAACCAGTTTTGTCTTGGATCTTGGTCGTTAGAGGCGGACCAAGGAATACGCCTAAGCCTGAAACGAGAAGCATACTAGGCCAGGCCGGGTGGACACTGGGCGATCTGGACGTTGGAAGACCCAGTTCCTGTAAACCCGATCCCGAAAGTGAGAGTGGCACCAGAAGTGACAGTTATACGGGCGGAAGTGATGAGCTCACCGGTTCCAGATCCGGAATCGATGGGTCCAAAATTGAAGCTACCACCGACCAAAGTAGGGCCGGAATTATGGGTTACGACAGTACCAAGACTGTCGAGGACAACGAGGTATTGTCCAGCTTGAGGGAAAGTCATCACACCACCTCCTGTGGCTCCTGTGAGGGTCGCCAGGTTGTTGGAACCTGACTCATTGACGGGATTGGCAAAGATGTTGTTCGCAGTAATGGTCGTACAAAGAGTGCTTTGGGCGGCTTGGATTCCTCCACCGTTCGGATTTAGCTGAGGGGTCATCAAGGTGACATCGTACTCAACCCAAAGTTTTCCCCAATTGACGGCTGTACCATCAAGGGTACAGAGGAAAAAGTTTCCTGAGTCGTAAGTCTTGATGTCAAGATTTGAGGAGAGGGTAGAAGTACGAACAAATTTGCTTGGTCCGAGAGCATGGAGTGAGGCGGGCTTGAGAACGCAACAGTGGTCCTTCCAAGGGGCATCCTCAACAGCATCTTCATAACTCGAAGCTATCTGCTCCGTTAAGGGCGGGGCGTCTGCAGCGTCATAGTCAGGAACCATGATCACTGACCCGGGAACATCAGACCCTGTACGTGTAAAGTACTCAAATCTGAGGGAATTGAACCTATATCGTTCCCACGCTTGCGCTTGCGTTGCAAGCCATGGGAACGATGTTGGGAGGCCGGGATTGAGAGGCAGACTAGAGCCCACAGTAAATGAAGTCGTGCCCGCAACGGAAGAGACGAGCTCCCTATGGCGGATGCGGACACTGTTCTTGGCTGAGGTGATTCTTGGAGCCTTTTGGCGCTGTCCCGTAGCATAAGCAGCAGCGACTGGTACCTGACCAGGCGTAAAGCTTGAGTTAGCGTTTGAGGTTCCAGCCGTTCTAGCACGGGTACGCCTTCCGCGACGAGTGCGGCGAGCAGCATTGCTATTGCGTCGTTTTGAGGCATTTTGTTGCTTAACAACTTTGGGTTTTGAGTTCATGCAAAGAGAAGCAAAGGAAAGTTGGGTAAGAGAAAGAATATCGACACCGGTACCCATCTCCGGCGCCACCCGCAAGGAGCGGGCCCACCCCAGTTTTACGACTTGGAGGTCGGGGAAACTGTTACTTCTTCTTCTTC